AGCCCAAGGCATTACTTCGACAGTTGGGTTTGCCTGACGGAATGAATCAAGAACCGTCTGGTTGTTGGCACTCATACGAGCCTGACGTGCTCTTGCGTAAGCTTGAGGCGGAAGCAAGAGATGCGTTGCTGGAAGAGTGCCAAGGTTATCACGCTCAAACTCTGCAACGAGTCTTACCAAGTCACCGTACATTGAATCTGCCTTGGTTGTGGTGATTGCACCAGTCCAATCAGCAGAAGTTGCTGCGGTATTGCGCACTTGGGTTGAAGCAGTACCAACTGGCTGGTTGGCTAAGCCATAGTTGATTTCGTAATCAGGCTCACCAACAGCAAGCAACTTGTCAATGCCTTCCTCGTAAGCTCTGCGTGCTTCCATTGGTCCCATCTGTGGAAGGTTAAAACCAGGAAGGAAAGCTGCACGCTCTACATCCTGAACAGTCCAAAGGAAACCTGAACCGTAATCAAGGATTCTGTGGGTAACCTTCTCACGGGAGAAGTTCACCATCTGAGGGTCATCTGCGTAGTTAGCGATTGGCTTAGCTACACCCTGACGCTCACCAATTGGGTAAGAGTAAGTCTCGTGTCCTGGTAGAACGTCTGGTGCATCAGAAAGAATCATACGAGCAACAAGTGGCTCAACTGGTGTCATGATAGTTTCTGCTGCAATTGCTTCAAGCTGTTGAGCTAAAGCAATGGTAGCGTTAGCGTTCATACGAGAGAACGGTCCCTTTTCACCAACCTTCCAGCTGTTGTATTTACGAGCCATTTCTTTTGCATAAGCAACGTACTTGGATGCTGGCTTTACTTCACCAGCTCGAAGTCCCTCAATGTGCTCAAGGACGTTCATTCTTTCCTTGTTTTTGAAATCTTGTGTCATCTTTTCGAATCCTTAATTCTTTATTAACTATAGACTAACTTAGTCCTTGTGGCTCATATTAGAGAGAACCTGTGATTTCACGGTGTGCCAATTCCATACCAATGGACATATTTGCTACGCCGCCAGCAGATGCAGAGTCAAGCCAACGACACATTGGTAGGAAGAATTCACCGGCGGCAAGCGAACCAGTTGCGTGAGCAGATTTTAGAAGTCCACCATTCACCTGAGCTACAACTGCCTCACCTGCAACAACTGCCTCAGAAGCAGAAACAGCCATGACACCAAACTTGAGTACCGGTACGGAATCTCCGTCAACATATTGAACACCACCTGGATCTGCTGCTTCTTTGGTTGGGTCAAGAACAGCCATACCTGCAAAAGTGTGATAATTAATTGTATCACCACTTACAGTTGGTCGTGCTTGAACCGATGGGTCGGTACCAAGTAAAAGAGGAGCACCAGCGGTGTATTCCTGTGAACTGGAAAGCTCTACCGAAAAAGATCGAACATATGTTGGAGCACCTTCAGCAATAGAGCCAACATGTCCTGAGGTGTAGTCTCCAACTTTCTTGATTTTGTTAAGATTGATTGCCATTATTCGTTTCCTTAAAACTAGCTATCTGCTTTTGACGTTTTGTCGTCTGATTCCCTTTGAGGATTTAGGGTTAAATATAGAGACAACTTAACTTATTCATTGTTCAGCTAATAAGCTTTTTGTTTGAATATTTCATTAGTCTACGAGCACGCTCTTCTGCGGAATCAAAATCGGAGTCATGCTTAGTGTTCATCTTTCCAACTCTAAGAGTGGAAAGGAGTGAATTTAGAGTCGATGCCTGTTGTTCTTGCTTCTGCTCTTCAGCTTTGAAATTAGCTTCAAGCTCTGTATCGAGTTTGTCAAGCTCATCATCTTCCTCTGGACCAGATGCATCTGCTCCTAAGCTTTCAACATCATCTACAACGTCATCATCTTTTTCAGGCGTCACCCAGAATGAATCAATATCAATTGAGCTTAGAGAATCTTCCAAAAGAGCTTGTTTAAACTCTTCTGAACGTCCTTCAAGGTTCATATGAGGTTTGGTTGTCTGAACAATGCGAAGCGCAAGCTCTTCCTTTGGAATAGAAGGCGACAAGTCCTTAACACCAAGCTGCTTAGCTGCTACCAAAAGAGTAAGTCGTGTATCAACTTCTTCAGCTACCTTTTCCTCAAAAAGTCTTTGTTCCTTTTTGGTATTTTCTCTGGAGTCCTTGGACTGAGCAGAAGCTTTGCGCTTCTTGTCATCCATTTCATTTTCGACTTCTTCTTCAACCGACTCTTCTGAAGGGTCTTGCTCGGAAAGCAATTCAATTAAAGTTTCCTGCAAGTCAATCATTCTTTCTGCTAATTCCTCAAGAGAAAGCCCAGATGCCTCTGATAAACCTTCAGCAACCTCCATTAAAGCTGCGGCGCCTGCTTGGTTTTCCTTCTCTTCCTTTACTTCATCAGTTACGTTTTTCTTTTGTTTAGCCATTTCGTTCTCCGCAAATGCGTGAATTTGCCTTAAGCGTTCTTCAGCTTCTTCTCGTGTTTCATAACAACCAAAAGAACGATCACCATCTTCAGAATAAAGACAAAACTCACCTTCTTCTTCACGGATAATGTTTTTGCGTCCTTTATATTCGTTCTTTTTTTTGTTGTTGTCGTTAAATAGGTTTGAATTTGCTAATCGTCGTACTTCACCTTTTGGAAGTTGATTGCCCATAGAATTCAAACGAAGAGATACGTCGGGACCTGCTCTACCCATTTCTACTATAGAACAATGATTAAAGATTAGATTTCGCTGTATGACATCAAACTCTTCGCCTTCTGGTGACTTGCCTTTAGAAGGAATTGGGTCGGTAAAATAACCAGCACTCAATTCACGTTTGTTATCTTCCATTATTTGTCGAATTGCTTCTGCATCATTGATGTAAATGTCAGCAACCAAAAACTTATTGTTTTCGTTACGAATGTTGTCAACAAAACCAATGGCGTTGCCACGGAAGTTTTCTGGGGAAATCATTTCATCAGGATGCTCGTTTGTGACTGGAGCACCCTTTAAAGTATCCATTGAAGCCTTGCGGAACAATTCAGAAGCTGGAAGATACTCACGGACAACTCCACCATCCTCTGTTTGATAAACGAACACGCCAGTACGAATGACTGCACCTTCTACAACAATTCCGCCTTGCGCAGTTTGACGAATTTTATTCTTGCGGATATGCGCAAAATTAAAACGTAAACGCTTTTCAACTTGTTGTTGTTTTGATTTTCTTGAAGTCATTGTTACAGGATTGTTTCTTTAAATAGAAGCTCACTTATCATCAATGAACCAACTTCTTACTTCTTGTGTAGATAAGATATTGCCTTCAACGAGAAGTTTGGCGGTTTCTGCCTTTGTTTTTAGCATTGAAACTTTTTCTTCTTCGGAAGTCTCCCAAAGAGAAGGAAATGTAATCTTTAACGTATCATCGGGTTGCATCATACCTTCAGACTGAAAGATGGCTGTCAATAACATTTGAAGACGTGGTGCCAAAACATCATTCTGAAAAGATTCAACTTGATTAAACCAATGTCTGCTATCCGATTCACCGGTGGCATTCAAGCCTGCTGGTGATTGTCCTAGTAGAACCGTTAGAGGCATACGAACATCAGCAGAAAGTCGCTTGTAACTTAAATCCAAAAACTCTTTGACGCCTTGTAGATTTTCTGCCCCTACTTGCCCGTACTCTTCACCTTCAGAATCCAGAATAATTGCTCTTCCAGTGTTCTTCGAGTAATCAACCAATCTCATCAATTCAAGTATGCGGTTTTCATCCTGAGAAACTTGCTCATGCAAGTCTCTTACCTTGTAGATGGCTTGGGATGCACCTTGAACAAGTGAATGAACAGCTTGTTCTGTGTTTGCTATATCCCTTAAAGTTTCATAAGCAGATTGAAGCACAGATAAGTCGCAATAATCATTGTAGCCCTTTACACGATTCGATGTACGTGCCCCAGGAAACATGATAAAACGAGACTCGTGGATTTGAGTTGCTGGAGAACGTAATCCATAAGCTGATTCTGGAACAATTTGATAAATTTTAGGCATTCCAATTTTCGATTGGTTGCCTTCAATTTGAGGGTCGTTTTCGGTATAGAATTGAGCGATAGACAAATTTAGTTTGTCAACTACTTCAATCCACTTTAAAGAACCTGGCTGTAGGGGAATCTGAAGTGGTTCTCTGGGGTCCCTACCATCATCTACACCGAGAATTATTCCACCACAACCAAACAACCTTCCCCAAATAGCTGCTTTGATTGTTTTTTCGATAACACTCCACTTCTGAAGAACGTCGGTTTCTACATCGCTTCTTGTTACATCTGCAACTTCGTTTCCTTCTTCTTCATTGGGAGACTGGATAATAAAGTTGGGGTTCTTGCGAAGCGAGTCCTCGACAATTCTATCGACGATTGTTTTGGCTAAGCCACTCTGTGCATACATGGCTTCAAGAACAGTATCATCAAGTGGGTCTATCGTTGCTGAATAGAATCCAGCACTACGAGGATCTTGCAAAGTACCTTGTGCAGTAATTGCGTTAATCCAATGGTTAATACGAACAGAGAGCTTGTTCATTGGACCTGCTTTACTTGCAGAAGCCACTCCTTTTTTGTTTTTATCGCTGGAAGTCATTAAAATTCCTTGCTTCAATCTCAAATAAGTATGGAAAGCGGTGTCCAATGCAATCTACAACATTTAATCGTCTTCAAAGACCAATGGTTATTCTAAGAGCGGTAATACTTGGAGATAGCACGAATCTTAGCATCGTGAGACTTCATATATTTTTGCATGAAGTAAATTAATGCCATCGACAGTGAATCAACTTGGTCGTCATGATTGCCAAGAGGAAAAATTCTCAATTCTTCTTTTAGAGAAGCAATATTAAAATTGGCATCTTTGGGCAAAAACACCTTTCCTTCTTGAATTATTGGCGAACAATGGTCTACCCTTGCTTCTTTATTAATGTTTGGTTTATAACCTTGAACCAACAATCCCGGAGCTTTGATTTGTTCTTTTAACAATTCAATTGCTGCTTTTCCGTTTGCTGCTTCCTCTATTAGAACTTTCTTTGGTCCTTCCCACTTTTGGTGCAACTGAAGAATGGCATCAATGGTTCCCTTAATGCCCGTTCTAAGTCTAGCTTGGTCTACCAAATAATAAGCCATTGGGTCTGCTGGATGAGGTGTCTTGTAGGTTCTCCAAAGCTGAGCCACTACCCAGTCCTTACCTCCAAAACTCGTATCAACCGAAATAAGACTTTCGCCCTGTCCAGAAAAGAGCTTTTCTTTTAACTCAAACAAGTCATACTCTTTAAACCAATCAATATTGATTTTGGCACCTTCTGCGGGAGTAGGCTTCTGCTGAAGCTGAGCAGAAGCATTAATTGGTCCCAGGGACTGCTTCATGTCTTCTACTTCTTGTCTATTAACCAGTTGTGGAAATAACAATTCACCTTCTTTTCGTGGATCTTGCCACCATATCTTGCCGCCCAATTTTGTTATCAACGGCTCAGCTTCTTCCCAGCCAAGGGCAGAACGAAAAGAACCGTCGGGCAATTCTACAATAATGCAATTTTCTTCTTCAATGCATTCCATTGGAAGGTTCAAGTGAACAAATTCTTTGGTGCCATCTTCAGCTTCTTGGTCAATACACCACTGAGCTACATCTGCATGATGCAATCTTTGACAAATGCCAACAAAAGCAGTTTTGTTTTTTTGGGTATTTGTAAGAATTCGACGAGTCCAAAGAGTTTCTGCCAAAAACTCTACACCTTTGGCAATTTCGGAACCAATGATTCCGCTTTTACCTGTAGCATCTTGTGACTTGTTTAAATCATCAAACAGAATAATATTGGCTCTACGTCCAGTAACTTCACCACCCTTACCAGTAGAAAATCTTCCGCCTAAATGATTGTTTTCAAACTCTTGCTTCCGTTGGGTTGAATCCCCGTCAATGACAATGTTGTGTTTTGTACCCATACCCCAATGCTGTTGGTACCAATCAGATTTTACTAAATCTCTATGAGCCTTCGCAAATTTATTGGACAGGTTAGCAGCGTAGGTTGCATAAATCATGTACCTTGAAGGGTCCTGTATCCAATCCCAGGCTGGATAGAGCACGGCACAAAGCTTACTTTTTCCAAACCCAGGTGGGATGTTGATGATAAGCTTTTTGATTTTTCCTTCGGATACTTTTTGAAGTAAATCACAAATTATTTGGATATGCCAATTCCAAATTAATGGTTGCGTATCCGTATATTGCCAAGCTTCTTTTACAAAATGAGAAAATTCTCTTGTTGCCAATTCAATACGTAAGTCGGCAATGAATTGCTTCATTTCTTCTGGGGACATGTCGTCTATTTTTGACATTAGCTTTCACAATCTTCTTCGGGCTCTATGTCAAGAATATCATCAGAAACGGTAGCAAGGATTTCTTTAATTTTGGTAGTGGGAAGATTGTCAATATTAATACGATGCTTACGTCTTTCTTCTTTGTCGCTTAGATGCATCTGAATGTCTGCAATTTTAGAAGCAAGCCGGAGAATTTCGTCCATTGACATTTCATAGCCTTCTTCCCATTTCTTCTGAAGAGAACGTACCCAAACAGCTTTCAAATAAGCAAACCCTTCGCCGAAAGAAGCCGAGAAATTCTCTAACTTTTCTTGTTCAGCCTTACGGGCAACATCATAAACTTGATTCAAATAATCGTTTTTACGGATTTCCCAACGCCACTTTACTGAAGCTTGGTTTAAGGCTTTTTTGGTTCTGAATTTTGGTGGAAACGTTTTGATACGTTCTTTATCTAAAGAACCAATCCAAGTCTTGGAACGCAATTCGTCGTCTTCCAAGTAATCCATGAAAACGACATAAGCATCTGTTGGTTCATTTTGACGTTTACACCATGAACGATTTTTCCAAGTGGAAAGCTGGATTACTTTGTTATTTTCGATTTTGTCTGACATAATTCGAGAACCTTTTCTTTAAATATTGGTTTCTCCAATTCGTCAAGATGTTCAATTAATCCATCAAAAGAAACGTTTGCGTTTCTGGGAAGCCTGGTCGAATTTAGCCAACGAATCAAAGTTGAACGTTCAACAGATAAAAGAATGGCTGCTCTTGCTGTACCTCCAGCAGCTTCCACAAATGCCTTTAAAAGAATGAGCTTGTTTTTAACACTTGAAGCTTTCCTTGTTTGTCTTTTGGTTTGCTTCTTTTTGGGTTGTGCTTTCTTCTTTTGCACCTTTTTCTCTTCTTCTTTTTCTTTTGCTGGAGAAGCCGGTTTTTCTACTTTCAGTTTAGGTTCGCTACGAACTTTCTTTAGAGCGAATTGATAAGGTCCCCACTTAGAAACATCAATTTCGCCAATTTCATTAGGAGCAATACCCGCATATTCCCTGTCAGATACGTTGATTACTTTAACTCGATTGCTCACTTGTGAATCCTTTGCTTTTTCTTTGTCGGTTTCTCTTACAGAATTAATCTTTATGTCGAATATTCCCATATCTTAAATTCTAACCATTGTTGTTTTTCAGAATCCCAAATCTTGCCAAAATTTTCTTTGTTTTTTTGGCATTCCCAACAGTCGCATTGATGAATGTCTTCATCGTATTCAAGATCAGCCAGGGCTTCATCAAGTCTTTTTGCTGCTTCTTTAATACTTTTTTCTTGCTTGTACTCTTTTATTAAGTTTAGATGTTCTTTTTTCATTATAAACTTTCAACAAACGCTCTATCGTATTATTTTAAGCGATAACGAATAATAACAATACCGGAACCACCACTACCACCAGAACCAATACCACCGGCTCCTCCACCGCCGCCGGTGTTGGCAGTGCCATCTTCACCGTTGCCAGGTGAGCTGTTAACCCAGCCTCGTCCACCTCCACCTTGTCCGCCCGGA